GAAACAATTCCAACTGAAAGATTCTTTAATTCGTTACTAGGATCAGATGTACATAGAAGCCTATTTGAATTTGTAGACTTTGCTACTGCATCTACGATTCAAGCTCAAATTGAAATAGCCTTAGAAAATTTTGAACCACGTATTGATAATGTAGAAACAATTGTTGAACCACGCCCTGATGATAATACATTTGAGGTGACCGTTATTTTTGATATTATTGGACAAGAGTTTCCTTCACAAGAATATACTTTCCTCTTAGAGGCAACAAGATAACATGCCTTTTACTCAATTCACCAATCTTGATTTTGATCAAATAAAGACTTCCATTAAGGATTATCTCCGTGCTAATTCGACATTCACGGATTTTGATTTTGAGGGGTCTAACTTTTCAGTATTAATTGACACATTAGCCTATAACACTTATATTACTGCATTTAACTCTAATATGGTAGTGAATGAATCTTTTCTAGATTCTGCAACTGTTAGAGATAATGTAGTTTCATTAGCACGTAATATAGGATATGTTCCGCGTTCTAGAACCGCTGCAACGTCACAGATAACGTTTACCGCTGATTTCGGTACTACACAACCTACAGAGTCTACAGCGTATCTAATGGCAGGCCTAGTGTGTACAGGGAATGTCAATGATACTTCGTTTGTTCTCTCCACATCACAAAATATATCATCACCTATTACAAAAGTAGGTGCAGATTGGAAAGCTTCTTTTACTGATATTGAAGTCAAAGAAGGTACATTTCTATCTAAAACCTTTATAGTTAATACTTCTTTAGATCAAAGATTTATATTAGATAATACAGGAATTGATACTTCTACAATTAAGGTGTTTGTAAACCCACCAGGTGCCGCTGGAGGCATAGATGGAGCATTAGGGAACCAATATTCCTTAGTTGATAATATTGTAAGGGTAGATTCTACATCAGAAATCTTCTTAATACAAGAAATTCAAGATGAAAGGTATGAATTGCTATTTGGAGATGGTTTTATTGGTAAAAAACTGGAAAATGAAGCAGTAATTACAGTTCAATATATTGTAACAAGTGGAAAAGATGGAAATGGAATAGGAAAAAACAATAGTTTATCATTTTCTGGTAAAATTTCCACTGTAAATTCACAAACAGACGTTGCTACGGGTATTACTTTAAGTGCTACTCCTGTAATTGCGACAATTCAACCCACTCAAAACGGTTCTAACATAGAATCTGTCAGTTCAATCAAATATTATGCCCCAAGAATCTATTCTTCTCAGTATAGAGCTGTAACTCCAAGAGATTATGAAGCAGTTATTAAGAAAATTTATCCAGATACGGAATCTGTAGCGGTTGTTGGAGGTGAAGAACTCGATCCACCCGAATTTGGTAACGTAATTATCAGTATTAAACCTAAAAATGGTACTTATGTATCAGATTTTAACAAAACACGGATTTTATCGCAATTAAAGCAGTATTCAGTATCAGGAATTAACCAAAAAATCGAAGATTTGAAGATATTGTATGTTGAAATCGACTCAGCAATCTATTTTAATGAAAATAGAGTGTCAAGTAGCGAATCTTTGAAGTCAAAAGTCATGAGTGCTTTAACAACTTATGCAGATTCTGTCGAAATGAACAAATTTGGCGGTAGATTTAAGTATAGTAAGGTGCAACAAGTGATTGATAGCACTGATACTGCTATAACTTCTAATATTACAAGAGTTAGAATTAGAAGAGACTTAAAAGCTGCTCTTAATCAGTATGCACAATACGAATTATGCTATGGAAATCAATTCCATGTCATTGCTTCAGGAAAAAATATTAAATCTACTGGATTTAAAATTGTTGGAAATACCCGAACGGTGTATATTACTGATGTTCCTCATAGTAATTTGAAAACAGGAGATGTTTCTATAGTAGAAATACTAGATGATGGTACCTATAACGTTGTTGGTAAATCTGCAGGTTCAGTTGATTATGTAAAAGGTGAAATAACTCTGGATACTGTAAACATCGTTTCTACACTTAATGATACAAATACTGTTGAAATACAAGCTGTTCCTGAATCGAATGATGTTGTTGGGTTAAGAGAACTCTATCTTGATTTTAGTCTTTCTGAAAGTAAAATAAATATGTTAAGAGATGTGATTAGTTCAGGTGATGAAATAACAGGAACCACCTTTATTAAAGATTTTTACACATCAAGTTATCTAAACGGACAATTAATACGAGAGTAATATGATAGAAACCGGTTTTGAATCTAGGGTTAAGGTTCAACAGATAATTGATAGCCAACTTCCTGAGTTTGTTAGGAGTGAAAGTCCTAAAGCCATAGATTTTTTAAAGCAATATTATATTTCGCAAGAATATCAGGGTGGACCTGTTGATATTTCTGATAATTTAGATCAATATTTGAAGTTAGATAACCTCACACCAGAGGTAATTTATGATAATCCAACACTTTCTGCAGGAATTACTACAGATACAAGTACAATTGAGGTATCAACCACTAAAGGATTTCCCAATCATTATGGTTTATTGAAGATTGATGATGAAATTATAACATATACTGATTCAACCAGTACTACATTTACAGGATGTAAGCGTGGTTTTAGTGGTATTACTAGTTATCATCAAGCTTTAGATCAAGAAGATCTTGTATTTTCTACCTCTGGTATAGCATCTCATAGTCAAGGATCATCTATACAAAACTTAAGTTCTTTATTTTTAAAGGAATTTTATAAAAAATTAAAATATACCTTAACTCCAGGTTTGGAAGGAGTTGATTTTGCCACTAATGTTAATGTTGGCAATTTTATAAAAGAAGCAAGAACGTTATATGAATCAAAAGGAACCGATGAATCCTTTAGAATTCTCTTTAATGTACTTTATGGTGAGACCCCACAAGTAGTTAATTTAGAAGATTTCTTAATTAAACCCTCTTCAGCTAATTATGTTAGAAGACAGGTAGTAATAGCAGAAGCAATTTCAGGAAATCCATTAAAATTAGTCGGACAAACTATATTTAAAACCACTGATTTGGGTACTAATGCATCCATTTCTGAGGTTGAAGTATTTACAAGGGTTGGAGTAGCTTTAACGGAGAATAAAGAGTACTATAAAATTTCTCTTTTCCTTGGTTATGGTCAGGAAGATACGACTATACAAGGTAATTTCACTATTACACCAGCTACAAAATCTCTCCAAAATGTTAGTGTAGGATCATCAGTTATATCCGTAGATTCTACAGTAGGATTTAGTACAAGTGGAGTTATAGTTTCTGGTATGAATACCAGTATAAGTTATATTGGTAAAAGTATCGATGAGTTCTTTGGTTGCAGTGGAATAGATTATGAAATCAATATAACTGATAATGTCAGAAGTGGAGATGTTTATTTTGGATATGAAGATGGAGATACTAGTAAAAAGGTAGATTTAAGACTTACGGGAGTATTGTCTAAATTTGAACAAGTATCTAAAGACGTTGATGTAGATGAAGGACAGATAATTTCTGTAAAAAATATTGGTGATTTGATAGAAGGAAATTTTTATGATACTTCAGAAGGGATATATGAAAATATGTCCAAAAAACAAATTTTTGCAAATTCCTGGATATACAATACTTCTGTAAGATATGAATTAGATTCACTTCCAGGTAGTGAAGCTAATTTTGCTGGAAAAATTGACAGATCTAGTTTAAAATTACATGATAAAGTTGAAGTAATTAAAAGAGGTTCAAATAATGTTATTGCTGGTAATATAAACAATTTAATTGTTAGGACTGTAAATGATAATAAGAAGGTTACATTAGGTGGTGTAAATGTTCCTACAGTACCAGGTGATGAATATGATCTTAGAAGAAAAATCAATAATGCAAAGAGTGGAGTTGTTCCTTTACAATACGATAAAATTATATCAGATACTCAAAATGTTTATATTGAAGATGATAAAGTTGCTTATGTAGCTACTAACTCTTTACCGTCAGGAACAGTTGAATATAGTCAAACATCAACTGGATTTACAACTAGTTTTGTTAATAATATAAACACTAGAGTAAAATCTGTTACATCCATAGGATTAACAGCATTTTTGGATAATGTAGATGAGCAATATGAAGCAATTGAATTTAACAATGCAGTTCCATTTATTAATGGCGATCAAATTTTCTATCAACCATCCGATGTTCCTTATGTTGGATTAGAAACTGGAACTTATTTTGTAGGAATATTAACTACTTCTACCACTAATAGAAAGATAAGATTATATCATTCAAGAGCACTTATAAATGATATTGATTTTATTAAATTAAAAAATTCACCTGGTACTCATACATTTACTCTTTCTTCACAAACATCTCCTGTAATTGGACCTCAGAAATTACTTAAGAAATTCCCATTAGAGTCTACATCAAATAGAGGGAATCAAACAGAAACGAAACCAGGTACAACTGGAATGTTGATTAATGGGGTAGAGATTACTAATTATAAATCTAACGATAAAATTTATTACGGCCCTTTAAAGTCAGTTGATATTTTAAATGGGGGTGTTGATTATGATGTTATTCATCTTCCTCAAATATCAATTGCTGCTGGTATTGGTGTTACATCTTTAGTTCAACCAGTAATTAAGGGAAGTATTAAAAAGGTTTTTGTAGATACTCAAAATTATGATATTGAAGAGGTTGTTTCTATTGACGTAACAGGTGGTAATGGAGATGCTGTTCTAGAACCTTTAATTAAAATAAGATCCAGAACAGTTTCGTTTGATGGCAGAACTACTACGAATTCAGGTGGTATTAATACAACTTCAGATCAAGTTACATTTTTAACGGATCATGGATTTGATACTGAACAAGAAGTAATTTATAAATCAGAAGGCAATAAAGGTATTGGTGTTGGTATAGGAACATCTACTTTAGTTAATAATGCCAGTTATTTTGTAAGAGTAATTAATAATACAACAGTTTCTTTATATGAATCTCGGGCTAATTTAAAATCTAATATTAATCAAGTTAGTTTTGGTACTACTAATTTTGGAGGGGTTCATAAATTTGCTACCCTTATAAATCGCAAAACAGTAGATGGTATTAATATTATTGATGGTGGTACATTTACTAATAGAAAGTTAATTGTTAAACCTTCAGGAATATCTACATCTTATGATACAATTACGTTTAGTAATCATGGATTTGATGATGGAGATAAAATTGTTTATACTAATTCCCTAGGACTTGATGGAGCTACACCTCAAACTATTTCGGGATTAACAACTTCTACTGGCATAACAACTACAACAACTTATTATAAAGTTCTTAAACTTGATAATGATACTTTTAGACTTGCTAATGCAGGTCTTGGTGGGACAATAACTACCAATTATACAAGAGATAAGTATGTAAGTTTAGGATCTACCGGAGTTGGATATCATAATTTTGCTTATCCTGATATTTCAGTTTCCTTAAAATATACTCCTGTTGGATTAGGTACTACAACACAGGTAGTTGAAACAATGGTTTTAACTCCAGTTGTTAGAGGAAGCATTGTTGACAGATATTTGTACGAATCAGGAACTGGTTACGGTACAACTATATTAAATTTTGAGAAAAAACCAATAATCTCTATAAAAAATGGTAAGAATGCTGCCATTAAACCAATAATTTCAAATGGTCAGATTCAAGGTGTTAATATTCAGTATGGTGGAGTAGAATATAGTTCTATTCCTGATCTAAATGTTATAGATTCTTCAGGAGATGGTACAGGAGCAGAGTTAAGAGCTGTTATTAGTGATGGAAGAGTAACAAGTGTTGAGGTTGTTAGTGTAGGTATTGGATATTCGAGTACAGATACTCAAATAAATGTAGTTGCGGCTGGAAAAAATGCTATTTTTGATAGTAATATTAGACCATTAACTCTTGATATTGGAAAAAAATATGATAGTGATGAATTATTATTAGATAGTAGCAATAACTTACAATATACTTTATGTGGATATGCTCAAACTTATCGAAATTCTTTCGAAGAATGGCATACTGGATTGGGAGTAACCTTTGCTTCTAAGATTATTGGATGGGCCTATGATGGAAATCCCATATATGGACCATATGCATACTCTAATCCAGGAATTGCAGATACTGCAAGGCGTATGAGAAGTGGATATGAAGCAAATATTACAAATGTTGTCGATAGACCAGCAGGTTATACTGCGGGTCAATTTGTAGAGGACTACAAATTTACAAATTCTGGTGATTTAGACGAAAATAATGGTAGATTTGGAAAAACACCCGAATTTCCAAATGGAATTTATGCTTATTTTGCTACTATTGATGATACTACACTAAATGCTGATCCTGCATTCCCATATTTTATTGGAAATTCTTATAGATCGGTAGTTACTGATCAAAATGTCACTCAATCTTTTGATTTTGAGGGTTCTAATTTAGTAAGAAATACATTTCCTTATAGAGTTTCTGATTTAAATGCTGATAATGACTTTATAATTGAGACAAATGAGATTGAAAGACAAAAAGCCGTTATAGAATCCGTACAATCAGGTTCAATTGATGAATTAACAGTAATTTCAGCAGGAAATAAGTATAAAATTAATGATTCATTAACATTTAATAGTGAAGGAACAGAAGGTACTGGTTTAGTAGCTAAAGTTTCATCTTTAAAAGGTGGAGAAATTGTAAATGTGAGTACGGCATCAAGTATTTTTAATGATGTTATATTCACCTGGGTTGATGGAAATCAAATAAAAGGTACTATTTTACCCCATCATAATTGGAATAGTGGTGATTCTGTTATACTTTCTGGATTTTCAACAATATCTCAATTGAATGGATCTTATGTGATAGGTATTTCTTCTGCAACATCCACTCTAATTTCTGAAATGCCAGCAGGATCTGTTGGCGTTACTACGGAAATATATGTTTCAGGACTTCCTAAATCAGTTTCTATAGGTAGTAGTATCACAATAGGAACCGAAACATCTGAAATATTGAATGTTTATAAAAATGAGAATCTATTAAGAATAAGAAGAGGTGGATCAGTTGGTATTCATACCGCAGCGTCTGCTATAACATTTGTACCTGATTTTATTACAGTTACTAAAGCATTGGATTATTTTGATTCTAAAGTTAATAAAAAGGCTTATTTTAATCCAGAAGAAGCAGTTGGTTTTGGAACTTTAAGTGGCACTACTTCTACAACTTCTTTCTTCTTTGGTAGTACTACAATTACAAGAGATATTCCTGTTCAGCAAATTTATCTCAATGATCATGGATTTAATAACAATGAAGAATTAGTTTATACTACTCAGGGTATAAGTCCTATTAAATATTCAGTTTTAGGATCTGATAGTGGAATTCACAATTTACCAAGTACTGTATATGCTTCTGTTAAAGGAAATAATACTATTGGTATAAAAACAGGAGTAGGTGTAGCATATACAGATGTATATTTCCGTAGTGGTGGAAGTGATACTCCTATGTTCTCATTCGAGACTAATTATCATCAAGTAAAAGGAACTGTAGAAAGAATTGATGCAACTGTTTCTATATCTACATCACATACCCATAATCTTAAGGTTGGTGATAAGATTACTTTAGATATTAAACCAGATTTAGCAGTTGGTATTGGAACTTCATCTTCCGTTTCTTTAGAAAGGCAAGAAGGAACAGGATATATTTTAGTTAATTCTATTGGATTTAGTTCTACTGGAATTAATACAACAACTAATGAAATAACAATTAATTCTCATGGATTGGAAACAGGGGATAAGGTAGTATATTCTGGTGATGAGATTGCTTCTGGACTATCTTCAGGAAATTATTTCATATATCGTGTTAATGAAAATAAAATTAAATTCTGCGAAACATCTGTTGATGCTGCTTCTAATCCTCCAGTTGTGGTAGGAGTAGGTACAACAATTGGAGGCCCTGCTCAAAAT